GTCATCGACCACGAGCGAGTGCTGGTGATTGCTGCAGCGGCGGAGCCAGCGTCGTCGAACTTAACGCTGCCTTGCTGCCCTCGGTAAAAAGCCATGGTTAGAGATCCTCGAAGGTTTCAAAGGTCAGTCTGACCTGTGTTTGGAAGAAACCCTCTGGCGCCGGCGTAGCCACTACCTCGGGTCCGATCGGCGGGTCAAAATGAACACCGCTGACTATGACCCTATTGTATAGATCCCTGATGCGCTTGCCGATCGTTAAGTTAGCGCCCGGACCAACGCCAAGCGGCGTGAAGATATTGATGGCAACGACGCCAATGATGCTGTTGTTGCTGCCAGTGGTGCCGCCTTGGGTCAGGTATTCATTAGCGCCAAAGCTGACAAGGCATTGGACCCATGAGCTATTGGGCGTCGGCACATAAGGTTGATTGTGGAACACCACCGGAATAGCAGGCGACAGCGCCAGCTCGGTCGCAAGCCTGCCCTCGACGGTGGCGCGGATCGTGTTGAGGTTTGCAGCAGCCATCAGCCTTGCCTCTTAATGCGTTCCCAGCTTGAGTTCACGGTAGCCTGCAACTCGCGCGCCACAAGATCGACATATCCAGGCGTCGTGCCTTGTCTTGTTCTGTATTGACCGCCCCATGATGGGGGCAAATTGGTGCCGTTTATCACAGCTTCTGCGTAGGTCAGGTTGTTGTGAATGCTATAATAATTGCCTAGCTTTTCTTGCCCTGCTTGATAGTTATAACCAGTCAGCGGCGGATCAATGCCTCGATAGTCGCCTGGCGGAGGCGGTGTGCTTCCAGCCGCATTTTCTCCAACCTGCCAGCCAATGCGAAGCCTGCCAAAGTCAACAGGTGTTTTCTCTTTAAGTTTCTTGTGTGACTCCAGCACCGTCACGCGCAGCAGCTTTTCAAGCTGATCGCCCATGTAGTTACCGATCTGGCTGATGGGCAAGTTGCTCATGCCCTCAGGATAAGCTCGTAGGTAATGGCTGTGTTGTCCTGCTCAATCGTCTGGATGCGGATGATCTGATGCACGACTGAACTGATCAGCACCTTGTCAACCGTCGTAGGCGTCGTACCGTTTAGGTCCTTGGCTGCAACGATTAGCTTCTTGTCGCCAGCCTGTACCAACTCATTGACTTCACGGATATTGACATTTTCTAAGACGCCACGCACGTCAACATTGGTTGCAGTTTCAGTGACAGTCCCAGTTGTTGTGTTGTAGCTGCTCAGCGCAATTTTGCGGATCGTGACCTCGCCGCCCAACTTAGCCATTACCTTGCTGGCAACAGTCTGTAGCGACAATGCAAGACTCATGCCCAAACTCTAACCGGATTGGCAGGGTAGACCGCATAACCTTCCCATCCATCCGGCAGCTCGCCTTGGTAGTTGACGTGCCAGCCGTCCAGCATTTCAGGCGGTGTGATGACGTTGCCCTCCTCGTCCCATTCGCCGCCACGGGTGATGGTGCCGATCACATCAAGGCAATGGCTGTGACTCGCGGTGATCAGACGCACGATGCCATCTTCATCCATGACGGCGAAACCAGCAGCCTTGATGGCAGCCATGCCAGCTTCCTCGTCCGGGAAGCGGAACATCGTCGGTGTAGAAAGTTCTTCAGTCATGAGGGGCAGGGGTAGAAGTGTTACCGACTGCGGTGGGTTGGTATCCAACAGCATTAAGGCAGAAGGGGCACGGCTTAAGGACGAGACCTTCTTCCGCTGCGCTGATCGCAAGATCAGGAGTCGTGAAAACGGGTTCCAGGTATCCTAGTGCTGCGCCGCATTTGGCGGTGTGTTCTGTGTTGCGGACGTGGATAATCATTGTGTTACGGCTTTCCAGTAAGTGCGTTGAGGGTCACTGATAAATCCGCCATCTGGTGTACTAAACACCGATGCGTTCAAGCCCTTGTACCAAGTTCCAGTGCCGCGTTCCGTGTAGGTTTCAGCGGCAAACACCCAGTCGCAAAGCGTGAACTGGGGCGGATTGGCATCAGCCAAACGTGTCCAGCCAGGGCCTTGATAATCTTCTTGCATCAGTCCATCTCCAGTGGATTGGTCACGGCTCCGGTGTTGACGCACGCGGGGCCACACCCATTAAAACACGGCATTGGCAGTTTGGTGGCCATACAAGTGTTGCCGACTACTGGGTGATGGTTTGGAGAGTGGAGTTGGGCAGGCGTTGTGGCCAGTAGGTGAGGCGGCGGATGGTGCCGTTAACCCTAGACGTACTGAAGTAAGGTGCATAGCCAATGTTCAACTGGTTAACGACCGGAATAGTAACGGACGTGTCTACCGCAGGATTCCCTCCACTTACCGCCGTTGCACAATCATCCAACTTATACCCAATGGACCGGGCAAGCGCTTGATTAGCTGTGTAATTTACAGAGCCTGTGTTCATTTGTGAGACATTTCCAGCGGCGATTAAAACACGATCGGAAGTGCCGTTTGCGCTGTCTGTAATAGCAATGATGTTGGCGCCTGTGCCGTCCGAAATCATAAAGGGAATTTGATTTCCAGGAGCTTTATCGCTGTTGCGCGAATACTTCGCAAACACCGTCCCCTCATCCTGCCGATACCAAGAAGAGAAGTTGCTACCACTAATGCTGGCCACGTCCGCACTGCGGGTGACAGTGGCGGTGGTGGTGGGGATGTAGCTGGTGGGGAAGGCCCCGGCTTCGAGCTGGGCGCCCCAGAGGTAGATGCCGCTGCCCGTTGTGCCAGCGTAATTGACTGTTGTAGTGTATAGAAACACATTTGTGTTTGGCGTAATTGATGTAGTCGGCGTTCCAACTGTAAAGCAGCGATACCAGCCATTGGGATACGGAACGATTCCAAACGCAGTTGGCGTTGAAGCGTCGGCTGTAGCAGTGCCGGTAGCTAGGTCAAAAACAACAGCAGCGCCCCCGCCGCCAGACCACGAACCTACTGAGCTAAATGCAATGCGTATTTTTGTGCGCTCTGCGGCTTTTGCAAAAATGCTACAACAAACTGCAGTTGTAGTTGCTCCGCCGGAAGACGCTTGTGTGACTCTATGCTCTGCGGTCGTGTTATTCTCTTCAATTTTTTGAGCAGTAGTATTGCCATCAGGTGCAGCTATAGCAGTGCCTACAGTTGCAGCGTTTACAGTCCAAGTGGCTGAAAAGTTTTGACTTTGAAGGAGGTTATTGGTTCGCGCCTCCTCCACCAACAGCCCCAAGCTCTCGCCCGTCACGGGGTTGTGGTCGAACCGTGGTACATCATTGCTGGCAGTGGCAATCAGCCCATCACTACCAACAAGCGTCCCCGAACTGGCGCGCGTGAACGTAACGAGCTGAGCCCCCGTAGTGGCGTCAACTAACGACTTGTTCTCGGCAAAGCGCAGATCAAGCGACGGCACTGCACGAGCGCGGCGCCATAGCTCGTTCTTCACCCACGGACCAGCCAGCACACCGCCCGGTGCTACTGCTGCCCGGAACGCTGCTGAGCCTCGCATCAGAGACCTGCCTCCAGTGTCAACACACGCAAGTCATACAGCGTTTCAGCCGCAGGGGTGTAGGTGCCTTTGGTCTCAAGCTGGGCGTAAAGCGATGTGCTGCTGGCGGCCAGCTTGATCAATGTGCCGGGGTAGTCGGCTTGACTGACCACGGTGCTGCCGAAGTCGGTCGGTGCCGGCAGGTCGATGTAGCCGGCGTATTTGCCCACATCACCAGCCACCAGATCGAAGGCAGCATTGTCCAAGATCGCGGTGGGCGATTCGGTGTACAGGTGCAGCCGAAATGCACCCATGCCGCTGGTGACGCTGGTCAGGCCGATCATCAGCCGTACTGACTGGATCAGAACATAGCCGCCGCTGGGACCGATGTTGCTGAGCGTGTGGATGGCGCTGCCGGCGTTTGCTGGTGTGCCGCTGTCAGCGATGCCGATCACGTCACCAGCGGTGTAGCCGGTTGTGTTGTCGGGGCGCTCGATCGTGACGGCTGCTTGGAATGCAGTACCGGCAACGCCTACCGAGTAACTGCCATCATTCCGGCGCCTCGATACCGTGTCATTTCCAGCAGGAGAGATAAGCGTGGTCATGATCGACGGATCGAGAAGTTGCCTGGTCCACTAATTCTAAGCCCTGTCAGATAACGTTCCATCAAAGGCGGCACCTTATCAGCACCGACGGCGCCATAGCCAAGATTAGGCGTCACGTCGATGCTGCCGATTTTGACGTTCTTGTAGTCCTCAAGTCCGCTAAGCCCAAGTGCGCTGGTGTTGTTATGCAGGAACACCGCCAACACGACCTGTGCGTATTTGATCTGCTGCGGGATCTCGGTGTCGGTGAAGTAGTCCGTCGTGATCCGAAACGGAAAGCCGACCGCATAGGTATTGATGTAAGTATCAGGCTTGCGCACGCCCGTACGCGGCCATTGCAATGCCTGTGTGTCGGTTGCCCTTGCGCCTAGATACCGCTCACGGTCTAGCCGTTGCGTCGCCGTAAACAAAGCACGGTTGCGGCTGTCGGTGTTGCCACTGCCCCAGTGCTGAACATCTGCATCTTGGACAAAGCCATCGACAATAGCCTGCGCCTCGGCCAGTGTTACATAAGTGTTGGCAGATGCACCACCAACGGTGGCGTCAAGGACAATCGCCATCAGCCTTCTCCAGCTTGGGCTTTACGGTCCGCCGCCGCTTGGGCTTTGGTTCTTCCTGAATTGTAAGCTCTGGCATAGAAATAGAGGCCACCTCCGAAGAGGCAGCCTCACGTTCACGCAGTCGCCGGAAAGCGAACAGACCCATCAGGCGCGCTTGAGCAGCACGGTCAGGATCACACCAGCTAGAGCAGTGGTGGTGCCGGTGACATCCAGAGACAGGCGGTCGCCAGCCTCAAGGGTCAGATTGGCGGTAGTCGCGGTCAACGCAGGGGTCTGCTCAGTAAGAGCAGTGCCCTTGAAGTCGATCTTGGTGTCGCCCAGCAGGTCATCACCAGCAGTAGCGGCCTCAGTGCCTTGGCAACGACGAATCGTGCCAGAGACATCGGAGCCATCAGTGCCAGCGGTGACATGGACTTCACGCACTGCGACCACTTCGCAATCAACAGGAGCGGTCCAGAACTGCACATCAGCAACAGTGCCGCTGATGTAGTGGGTGGCAGTCAGGTACTGCTCGGTACTCAGTTCAAACTGGGAAGGTTGTGCCATGATCAGTTACCTCAATCCATGTTGGACAGGTTAGTGGCGCGCACGATGCCGAGGTTCTTCAGCTCGTACACCTTCGACCAGTTGCCAACCGTTTCGAGCTGGGCACGAGTCGGGTTAGCGGTGGTCACTGCCCACTTGGCACCAACAGGGTGATAGCAGTAATGCAGGTCGATCGACATGGCATCGCTCTTGGCGAGGATGTCACGATCGGTTTCGGTCTGCATTGCCATCTGCTCACCAGAGGCAACAGCGCCTGTGGTGAAGAAGTAGGTGGCGTATTCGGTGTTGGAACCACTCTCAGCGGTTTGCACGTCATCGGAAACGATCACGCGCAGACCCATGAAGGTGGGAACTGCAACCGAACCAAAGGCAGTAGCGGTAGAACCTTGCGATGCGCCGGAATCAGCGGCGCCGGTGTTGTCGTAGATGTAGTCGATCGCTTTGCGCTCAACAAGGTCGTAGTAGACCTTGCTGTGGCAGCACATAGCGGTCAGCTTGTCACCTTGATCGCCCAGCAGTGCGCGAGCTTCTGCAACGTGGCGAGGAGTCAGCACCGAAGGGCTGTCGCCAGAACCACCGTCGATGGTCAGACCAAAGAAGGCTGCAGCGCTAGTGGTGGTGTTGACAGAGCCAAACACACCGCCGAGGCAGGACAGGAGGTCCTTCTGACGCTGGTTAGCAACGTAGTCAGCGATCTTGGCGCCAATGGCAGCCATCGGGTCGGCACCAGCAGCCAAAGCTGCCAGATCACGAGCCTCGAAAGCACGGCCACGGTGCAGGATCACGCCAACTTGCTTGTCAGCAGTGATTTTGCCGGGAGTTAGCGAGGTGCTGTCAGTCAGCCGCTCGAAGTCACCAGACAGGTTGGCCTTCCAGAAAGGCACGTTGATAAAATCACCACCCTCAGTGGCATTCAGCTCCGCCATGGGCTGCACCACGCCGCTAGCCAAAAAGGCATCACGCTGCGTGGTTTGCTCAATGACGTAAGGCGTAAATACCTCGGGGA